ATCCAGTCTATCAAGCTAGTAATGAATACAATACCAATTACACTTATATCATAGATCTTGCAAAAGAGCGTGATTTTACAGTGGATATTGGTTGGGGTAATCAAACTGCGTTTCTAAGACACTCTACACCAGGAGTTGACTCTCTCATTTTTGGGAGCACGCCGATTACATCCATCAATGATTTCTTTGCTAATGGTGTTTTGTCAGTGTATGTTGTTAATGAACTGACTACACCCAATTCTACAGTGAATAATGATGTGGAAATAAATGTCTTCGTATCTACAGGAGACGATTTCCAAGTCGTAGCACCAGAAAGCCAAACTATCAGTAAGTATGTCTTTTTTGACCCTGATGGTTCTGAAGCTTTTGCAAGTACGCAGACGGAAGTCTCGGAACTCACTACTGAAGAATATAAGAATCAACAACAAAACTATCCTTCAATACAACGTCCAAAATTACAAATTTATCCACGTATGAAAGATGTTTTGTCAACACAATCTGGTGAAGAAACAGTATCGGAAAAGATGAATCAACCTGATGCTGATCTTACAATCAATGAAGTAGAACCAATGAAACTAATGTCTTCTGAAGATATGGCAGTTACGATAAATCCATCTGATGGAGCGTATTGTGTATATTTTGGAGATCCAGTTACTTCATTTCGACAGTGCTTGAAGAGATACAATTTCCATAGTTGTGTGGCGAATACCACCAATGCCTTGAGTTTCTTTGTGCACACTTCTCCGGATTTTCCTTTTTATAGGGGATACGCACCTGGTGCAGTTAATTTAACTAATGTGCCAATTGCTAGTACACCTTATAATTATTGTAACACAACATTGCTTAATTATCTCACTCCGGCTTTTACAGTCCGTCGAGGAGGTTTGCGTTGGAAATACGTAAAAAATATTAAGTCTCCAGATGGCCCACAACTCGCTTCTTTGTCGCGATTAGGTGGAGTTAATTCTGGTTATACGTTATCAAGTGTTACTGCTGTAGCAGGATCTGGTAATCCTAATGAAGTTGCAGCACAATGTTCAGCTGTATATGATCATTTTTGGGATGGAGGTGTTACTCAACCAGATGATATTAATCCTGTATTGGAAGCGGAATTTCCGTTTTATATACCATTCAGGTTTGCATCTACGAAGAATGCTAACATTACTGGTTCAACTGCAAATTTTGGCACGTTTCATTCATATAAAACGTTATGGTCAAAATCAGGCACCGATCAAGCAACTGTAGCAAAATATTGTGCAGTTGGTGAGGATTTTCTTCTCGGTTTTTATACCGGGCCACCAATTATGTATTATGCCCCCAGTGATCCACCCGCAACAGGGTAGACAAAAACAAAAGGAGTAAACCTTAAGAAAAATCAAAAAGGAGTAAACCTTTTTAAACATAAAAATCCGTAGCAAGTAAGTTGTTACCATGGGTGACCCATGGGGTTCCGAAAGGAACTGGACTTTGTCCCGTATCTATCGATGCGACTGAATTTTTTATTCTTGGACTTAGTCCGAGAACTTTTTTAGGTCGCAACTTTAGTAAGGCAAAGTCCTAGGGAGTGG